ATCTGGATGTTCTCCAATACCTGCAGCATTTCTTGTATATACCATTACGTTTGCTTTGGCTACTTCAATTTCACCTTCTAGTTTTGCACATAGTGCTTCTAATAAATAGTTCATCCTACAAATTCCTCTCCTGGATTCCACTCACATCCTGTAAGTCCACCAGCTTTTAAAGCTTGTAGTGTTCTTAATACTTCATGCGCATTTCTACCAGTATCTAAAGCATTAACTGATACGTGTTGAATAGTTTGTGTTGGATCTACAATAAATGTAGCTCTATAACAAACACCGCCTTCTTCATCTACAATACCTAATTCGTGTGATAATCCTAAACCGCAATCTGCAGCTAAAGAATGTTTAATTCCTCCAATTAACTCGTTATCTTTTTTCCAAGCTAATTTACAAAATTCGTTATCTCCACTAATACCAATTACATTAGCCTCATTGACTAACATATCCATACCAGCAATTTCTGTTGGACAAATAAATGTAAAATCTTTTGGATAGAAATATACAACATTCCACCCTTCATCATCTAAACTTACTTGAACAAAATCGTTTTCGCTATCTACACCACTTAAAGTAAATGATGGAAATAAATCACCTACACTTAACATTTTTATCTCCCAAATAATTTTCTTCTTTTATATTCTGCAATAGTTTCTAATAACTTCTTGCTCCAATTATCGCGATGTTCGATAAAGACTTGTGCACCTTCATCGCCCGCAATTAAAGTAACCAATTGTGTAATTGGCATACCTGTTCTTTCTTCCCACATAATCGCATATGCAGTTTCTTGTATAAAATAGTTTTCACAATATGATTTCTTTTTTAACTTCGCTGAAGTTTTATAATCAATAATAGAATTTTTACCATTCCATACACCTACACAATCAACTCTACCTGCCACACCTAAATGATCTGAATAAAGTGGAGCTTCTTGCGCATAAACCTTTGTTAGGTTTTTATCTATAATGTCTTTTACTTCCATAAAGTTTGATTTAACAATTAAGTTAGCATCTTCATAATAGTCTTCTTCATTATCGACATACCTTTCTAATACAGCATGAACTGCAGTACCACGAGTCGAAGCTCGTTGTGATACTCTGTTGGCTTCTTCTTCACCAACTCTTGCTCTCCAAGCTTGTATAGCTTCTTCGTTTAAAATTCCGAGAACTGTTGTAATGCTAGGATAACTAGTATTATTAGGACAGGCATATTCTCTGCCACGGTCAGTACTAGTTGCCACCAAGTCATCATAACCGAGATCAATTGGTTCATGTTTAAAGTTTCCCATTTTCGTATAATTCCCTTGTCATAATAAAATCTCTTACAAAATCGCTTCGCACAATATCTTTCCAGCCGAATTCGATATGTTCAAAATATTTCATATGATCGACAATTGCCATAAATTCTTTGATTCCATTTTTATCACCAGATCTCGTAAAATCTGATTGATAATAATCGCCGCACGTAATAAATCTGCAATTATCTCCTAATCTTGTAATCACTGAACAAAGTTCATGATAATTACAGTTTTGTGATTCATCAACAATTACAATTGCATCTTTAATAGTTAATCCTCTTATAAAAGATGTAGTTAAAAATTCTATTTGTTTTACTTGTAATAATTTACTCCACGCTTCGTGATCTTCAAACAGATCATTAATAATAGCTTTATATGGAGTTTTGTAGGCTTCTTCTTTTTCTTCTAATGTTCCAGGAAGAAATCCCATATCTCTTGTTGGTAATGCAGATCTTACAATTATAACTTTATTATATTCCTTTTTAAGAACTGCTTCTATAGCTAAATATAAAGATATAAATGTTTTACCTGTACCAGCAGAACCATCTAAACACAAATGATTACCCTTTTTAAAATATTCGAATACTTCTTTTTGTGCATCAGTTAGTGGTTCTAATTCTTTTAAGTGTTCTAAGCGTAATTTCGAAGGTTTTTTATTCATAATGTTTTAATACCTCATTCAATCTTTGCATATCCTTTTCTCTTGTATATTTCTCTCTAAAATAATTTGCTACTGCATTTCTATCAAAATCTAAATTAGCTACTTCTTTAACAGTTTTTACTAATCCTTTAGCTCCAACCCATTTTCTTTTAAATCCATAATCTTTTAGATAACAATCTGGTGGATCTATTTTATATATAACTTTACATCCATGAATTACTCCTTCATATCCAACCAATCCTAATGTTTCTTTTAAGGTTGGCCATAATAATATATGAGTATCAGATAAAGATTCCATAATATCATTGTGCAATGTATTAACATGCAAATTAATTCCTGATTTCTTTATCATTTCCATTGCTGTTATTGTTTGTTGTTTAGTAAGTTTTTCATCTCTTGTATAAACGTGGCAATCCCAACCTTCTTTATCTAAAATCAGCATAGCATTAATTGCTTGTACGAAACCTTTCTCATTAACTGGCCTTCCAACAAAAACAATCTTTTTTTCCTTAACTGTTTTTAAATCATGAGCATCTTCTAAGTAATGTATAATATCAAAATTTCCATTATAAAATCCTTGAGTTTCTAATGTATTTCCCCACTTTTCTCTTTCCCAATCATGTATTCTATGTGTTCTTATATATGGTTCATGCTCTCTTACTCTATAAGCTTTCATAGTTTGATTTGTTACCCAATCGTTTGGAGATAATACCTTTCCACCCTTTTGTATAATTGCTAATTGATTAAATATAGCACTATATGTTGGTATAGATGATGATGTTAGTTCATAATAGTGTTGCATATATAATACTTTATCTAATAATCCTTCAAATTTCTTTCTTAATACACCAGCTGTCATCATTGAAGAAAGTAATATTACATCATAATCATTATATTTGTCTTCTAAAAATGAATAAAATTTGTTAAAATTAAATGTCCAACTAACTCCTCTTCCATTTTTGTCATAAGGCCTTGAAGATAATGGACTTAAAATAATATTAGGATCTGTAGAAACTGTATCATTTGGTACTAAAAGATGTACATCATGTTCAGATTCTAAAAGCAAATCATATATATTAGAAACCCATTTTTCTACACCACCAACGAATGATTCTCTATCATATGTTGATGATCTTGGCCATTCAAGTAATATCTTCATTTTGTTTTAATATTATCTTTGAGTCTTGGAGGTAAACCTGATTTGATTCTATTTTGTACTTCTTTCCAACCATCACCAGCTTTTTTAAGTGTACCTCCTATTTCGGTTGCAATAGTAGGTGCGCTAATTATCGATTCTAGATCTGGGTTATCTTTTAAGAATTGCTCTCTATCGGCGATCTTTACCATTTTAGTAATTATCTCACCAGTATTTTTATTTCTATATTCATATAATGGCATTGAACCACTCCGGAATTTGTCTTTTTGTCCATTCCATTTTAAATCTCTTTTGTTTTGTTTGATAAAAGTTTCTGTAAGTTGCAACAGCATCTGTGCCACCTAATCCATGAACTACACATTCAGGATTTGATTTCATTGCAAGTTTAAACGGTGTCATACCTCCAGATCTGTTAATATTTTGAGGTAATTGCTTAAGAACGTTTCTCAACTTAGTATCGGTTGAATGAATTTTTTCATAGCGATATGTGTACTCATCGCATAAAGCAATGAAATGTTCATAGTGCCAACTATAATTGCAACAACTCTCTCCTGTCCATACTGTACAAGGATGTTTGAAATGTACTGCTTTATAAAGTACATCTTCTCTTTCATCATGTAATCGGTAATAATCTACCATTCTTTTACCTGATTTTGATGGTCTTTTTTCTTTAGTACCATCCAACATTCTATGTATAGTAGATAGCATTTGTGCCGATTCAACAATCATTTTTACAACATGTTTGTCGCACTGTAGCTGTGCTGCTACAATTGGATCATCATCTAATACAAATACATTCATAATAATATTATACCACGTTTTCTATATAATGTAAACTAATTTATTCGATTTATCTCAATCATGTCATTAATGTATTGATCGATATATGCGATTTTTTTCTCCATCTTATACGCCAATACTTCTTTTCCCTTTTTGATTAAATTCTTCTGATAGTAAAGTGCCTCTTTCTTGTCTTTTTTGAGGCGTTCCAATTGTTGTAAACTCATATATATTCTCCATAAGTTGTGTTAATTGTACTACCATAATATAAATTTAGTTTTCCTCCTTATTGCTTTATTAATCCTGGGAAAGCAGATTTCACAATAGCTTTAGTCACATACTTAAGACTTAGATTTTTATCTTTAGCTGAGATCAAAAGTTCTGCTTCATCAGGGTGAACTCTTTGTAACATTTCTACAAAGAGTTGTTCTCTTTTAAATTGATTTAATTTAGGTGTAACAGCAGGAATAAAATTACCAAACTTAGGATATTCAAACCTAAGTTGTCTTGGTTCTTCTGCTTGTTTAGCTTCTAAATCGTATGCTTTGTATGGCGGTGCGCCATCAGGTAATGCTAATTTAATAGCATCATCGAGAGCGATTCTTAATATATCTCTAAGAGCAGTACAATCATGCTCTTGTAAATATGCAATTCTTTCGTCTCGAGTACTAATTTTATTTACTTCTTTTAAAATATCTGATATTAATGGTTTAGCCATTATAAAATTCCTCCACGACTTCAATCAAATGATTACATCTTTTCTTTATTAAATAATTCAAAACACGCATTTTCATTGCTGGTTTTTGACTTTCATATGTATTTATAACATTATTCTGTAACTCTGTAGGAATCTCTGAAAGATCAATAAGAGTTTTGTTTCTTTGATAATTTCTATATTCTTCGTTTGTCATAACATCGCGAAGATTATCTGCATTTTCTGCCCAGTATTCGATTTTCTTTTTTGTCATTGGAGATTGTCTGATATCATCCATAATCGCATTATCGGGAGAAAGAACATTAGGTATACCATCACCTTTATCGCCTCTCATAATATGTTCAAACATATATGATCTTGGATTTGGATCTGATACCATTTTCTTTTGAATTGGTGAGAATTGTTTTACATTGCTGTATTTCTGCAATTGAATAAAATCTTTATCTGAAGAGATAATCATTACTGGTTCATTCTTACCGAACTCTTGAGTGTTTATCGCCAAAGCACCAATAATATCATCTGCTTCTAAACCTTCCATATGTAAAACTTTATAAGGCAAATTTTCTTTAATCTCATCTCTTACAAGATTTA